ATAAGAATGAAAGGAAAAAGACAGTGAGAGGTTTGGCATGGCTGAATTGGTATGGAAGCAGGCGCGCGAAGCCGCAAGGAAGGTATTGGACGGAAACTGGGATCAACAGGTTCCCGTGAAGATCGAACAAATATGCAGAGCATGCGGTGTCACAACGTACAAGTGCATCATGCCGGACGATCTTTCCGGCATGATAGTGAAACGAGCCGCAGAGAGAGATGCGAAGGCTTTCATCGATAAGGAGGAGCCGGGTGTGCGCCAGCGTTTCACTCTCGCACATGAACTCGGCCATTTCATAGAGCGCACGGTCATAGCCCAGGACGACGAATACGGGTTCGAAGAAGTCCGTATGGGCGGACGCAGGGAGAAGGACTACTTCCCGCACGAGTTCTTCGCCGACGAATTCGCCGGCGCGATTCTCATGCCAGAATCAAAGGTCGAGGAATTCCAATCCGCCGGCAAGGACGTGGCAGCAATGGCGCAATTGTTCGATGTGTCAGTCAGTGCCATGAGAATGCGTCTGGATAATCTCCAAAGGCAATAGAAATGATGGAAAAGCCGAACGATTCAAACTACAACAGAACATTCAACTTTGGAGAGAGCTCCGACGTCAAGCTCTCTCCAACATTGAATACGCAGGCTGCAGAAATTGAAGAGGAATGCGGTCCTCTCGGCCAGGACGCCAATAAATCCCAGCAGAAAGATTCAGACGAACTGGGGCACCTGATCGCAAAAGTATTACGCTTCCACCCATTTATGAGATTGTTCAATGTCTGCGCCACTTCCATGTATCTCGATAAGGAAAAAGGCGCACGTATGAGACTTTTCTCGAGAGTGCACCCCAAATTCAGAAGAGCATGCATGATCGGCGAATTCGCCTTCACCACGCTGCTCGCCGTTTTAATTATCCTGGCCATCTACTTCACCATCATGAAGTTTTTCGGAATCCAAATCACATGGCCGATTGTGCTGCCGTCTCCATGCCTCAGCTGAGAATCAAGCAAACCCCCGGCGCTCGCGGTATGCGGGTGACCGGGGTCTTTTTTATAAGGAATCCGAAGGGATATAAGGCTCTATAAGCACGTATAAAGACGTATAACTATTGCACGCACACGCCGGAATCATGAAGCAGCTGCCGATAATCCAGCAACACCTGCACGGTCACACCCAGCTCCGTGGCCATCATCCACGTATTGCCCTCGTACACCGTCTCGGCCATGCCGTAATCCACCGGCGATATCAACGCCAGCGCGGTCTCCCTGCGGCAGCGGCGCTCGCACTTCAATCCATACTGGCTGCCGCATCCTGGGTCGTGGTGTCTGGCGTGGATGAGCTCATGGCAGAGGGTGCAGCGGCGTTGGAATCCGGCCAGCCGTTCGTCGATGATGATGAGGCGGAGCGGATCGTAGTAGAGTCCGCACCTGTCTCCGGCCAGCCGGCGTTCCTCCACGCGAACGCCCAATGTTTCCGCCCAGGATGTCAGGATGCTGTCATTCACCTGTTTCGGCATCCTCGTCTCTGAAGCCGGTTCCCTCGATGCGCTTCTCGTCGCGCTTCGCCCTGCGCTCGACCTTCTTGATATCCTCCATCGCCGGGAGGTCTTCCGGCGCGATGCCACGGCTGAACAGGCTTTTTCGCACGGCTTTGTTGTTGTCCACATGCTCTTGGGCTATTGCCGGTGTCCCGTGCAGGTCACGTTCCTGGATTCCGTAGTTCGTCATCTGTGTGGCGAGCTGCTTCGCAGTCACGGCGATTGGATGGAGCACATCGGCCAGCGGACGGCTCTTCGGCACGTCAAGTTTGAATTTCATTTCCGTTGTGCTCATGCCGAACAGCGCCTGATCGCCACGCGAACGGATTATGCCGAAGTCCTTTTCTCCGACCCCGCGCTTGTATGCGAGCGAACTGAGCTGTTTCTCCTCGGCGGTCAACGCGTGTCTTCCCGCGATGCGCAGGATCTCGCCCATGCGTTGCTCCAGAAGCTCCGCGGTGCGCGTCTGTACGGCGAAATAGCTTTGCAGCAGCGCGACCTCTTCCTTGCGAGGATCACCGTTCTGGGCCACCAGATAGCAGGCGTAACGGGTCAGCTTCACATCATCGATGGAGCGGATGGCTCCGCTGCCGAGCTCGACGTCCCGTTTGGTGTCGCGAAAATGCGCTTCGACCGGTTGTCCGGCGTTCTGACATGCCGATCGTGCGCGCTGGATTACTTTTGTGAAGTTCTCCCATTTCGTATAGCCCATATATTTCATCAGTTCTCTGGCGTGCCAGAATTCCACGCCATTCTCGTCTTTATTGAGGAGCGTGTCTAAGGACGCGGCGTATCGGGCAATGGTTTCCTTGTCCATGTTCATCCTTTCCCGACCATTTTCCTGACGTCGGCAAAATGGTCTATTGCCAATGTTTCCAACGGTTCTAAGTTCTAAGAGCGTGAAGGCTGCTGCTGTGCGGATGAGGCATTATCCAGCGGAAGGTCGACGGAGACGGTTACACGCCCGTCGCTTTTTCCGATGGCGGCGGCGGTGACCTTCGCTTCGTCGCCGAACGGCGTGGAATCTGTCGGCAACGCCACGGTTCCCAGGACTATGCCGCTCAGCCTGACCATCAACGCGTCTGACGAGAGCTTCACCGTCACCCAGATATGCGATTGATCATCGAACTGGGCGAGGATTGAATCAAGTCCATCGGCTGGTTCGATAACTACTGTCCGGCCGATGGGAGTGAGTACCTTCTTGTGTGGTTTGGGATTCGAGAACGTGACCCTCTGCGCGGAGACGAAATGGTCCTGTGACTTTGGCTTGATGGGTTTTGGTTCTTGCGGCTTCTTCGCCGGAAGCGGTTTCGGAACATTCTGCCGGGGGAGCTCCATCGGGTCGTGCTCCTCGGGCATCTGCAGGCGCAACTGCCATACATGCCGTTCCCTGTCTGCCTTTCTGTTGCGCACGTGGGCGAGCATCACGGCGCCCTCGGCAGGCACCTGACCGCAATGGCGCTCCATCTGGTATTCGGTTATGTGACCGATCTCCTCACCGTCGAGGAACACCCAGTACGTGGGGTATCCGGCGTATTTGCCCTTCCGAATCAGATCCTCGACGACGTACACCCAGACCCATGCGTCGTACCCGTACTTTCGCAGAATCCACTGGTGGTTCTCGTCACCGGAGATCTCCACGCCGCACGCAATGGTCTCGATCACAGCGCCATCCGGCTTCGCGTTAACCGCGCTTGGCATCTCGCCGCCAAGATAAGCGCTCTTCATGAAAAAGGAATCCTTACGACGTCTGTCGCTGAGCGCTCGCCGTTTCGATTCGTCTCTTTCGGCTTGCGTGAGTGTCCTCGGACTGTACATGGATTCCAGCCGATGCCAGCATTCGAGAGTCCATCGGGCGTCGGACAGGGCGCGATGCTCCTCGGATGCCTGTATGCCAAGCAGCCGCATCGTCTCCTGCAGGCTTGCCGACGGGGCGTTCGGGAACTTCTCCCTCGCCAGCGACATTGTATCGATGCGGGATACGTCCAGACCGGCAATGCCGATTCGTGATGCCTCATTGTTCAATGCGGAGATGTCATAGCTGACGTTATGGCCAATCACGGTGAGATTCGAGATGGCCGCAATGAATTCCGGCATCACCTGTTCTGCCTTTGGCTGCGACGCCAAAGAATCTCTGGTGATCCCGGTCAAAAGCGTCGATGACATCGGGATCTCGCATTCGGGGGAGATGAGCTGTTCCCATTCGCAGATTGGCGCGCCGTTCCTCACCAAGATGGCGCCGATATCGATGATGCGCATTCCGGAAGGGGAGTTTACCGTTTCCGTGTCGATGACAACGGCGTCGGCGATGGCGGCGTTCATACTGAACTCGGCGAACGAATCCAGACCGTCATCGCCCGCATGCGATTCTCCGGACAATCCACTTTCCGCAGGTACGGACGATTGTCCCTTGTTCTTCTTCGATACGGCGTAGGCGATGGCCGCAACGGCAACGATGACTATGACCAGCGTCATTCCACTGTCCTTTCTCCATAAGCCGTCGTGACACGAGAAGCCAACAGCGACTTGTAATCCTCCACAACCTGCACCGTCACGCCAAGCTCACATGCGATGAGATACGAGTCCCCGTCGTACAGTCGTTCGGCGGTCGCATATTCGACGGGGCCCACGAGCCATAACGCGGTCTCCTTGCGGGTGCGCTGTTCCGTTTTTGCTCCGATGATTCCGCATCCAGGGTCATGGTGTCTCGCATGCACGAGCTCATGGCAGAGCGTGCAGAGCTTCTGATGGTCGAGCAGATGATTGTCGATGATGATGAGCCTCAGCGCGTCGCAGTACAGGCCGCACAATCCGCGCCCCAGCTTCCGCTCCTCCACGCGCACATCCATCGATTCCGCCTCCAGCAGCAGGTCGTCGTATCTGTCTATCGGCCCTCACCGCCGTTCATTTCGGCCTCCTTGTTCGGATCAGTGTTTGCGGCTACGTCGAAGTCCTCCGGATGTGCGGCAATCCGGTCCACCAGATCATCCGTGATCTGGGACTCGCGCTCGCGGGCCTCGTATTCGCTGGCAGTTTTGATGATTTCTCGAAGCGTCGCGATCGGATCTACTTCGCAAGCTTGGCAAAGCAGGAGAAACTCGGAAAGCTTAATGGGAGCTTTCCGGCCTTTTTCGATATCGCTAATTCGAACATGACTTACGGCGTTGTTCATCATGTCGGAGATGGTCCGATATGAATAGCCGGAGCCGGCGATGATTTTTGCTGCTGCATGTTGCGAGGCGTAATCAAACGCCGTCCATTCGTACTTTGTAGCCATGTGCATAACGTTAGCACATGTTGACACGCCGCACTTGCGCAAGATGTAAGCACGAGCTAACATCGGCCTCATTAAGTAAGCATGTGCTTACATGTGGAGGTGAAAACAGATGACGATTGACAAGAAGGTTGATTGCATCAAACTTGCAAAAGCAGTTATCAGGCAAACGAGGAACGACGTCCTGATTAGCAAGACACAGATGACTGACATCGCCGCTCGATGCAATCGAAATCGAACAACTGTCAGCAGGGCTCTTGATGCGGAAGACATGACGTTAAGTATGTGGTTTGCCTCGGTCTCCGAAAGTGAAGTCGATCCGCTGCAGCTCATTACCGAGAAGATTCAGGAGCAGTCAGCGCTCGCCGACGTGGCTTGACGCATCACAAATAGGGGAGAGGAGAGAACGCATGCGAGAGACAGTCACTGCGAACCAACAACCGCTGCTCGATCCGGTCGCGCTCGCTCATGAGATCGCGAAGGAAGCCGTCAGGCAGGCCAGTTTCGCGCCGCGATGGGTCAGCCTCAAGCAGGCCAGCGCGATGCTCGGCGGCGTCGATCAGAAGACTCTCCGTAAGTGGGCAAGGGCCGGACGCATCAAGATGCGTCAGCCAAGCGGATACCACGGCAAGCTCATGGTCAGCGTCGCCAGCATCGAGGAATTCGATGCCAACGCCGGAACGCGCCGACACTAAGGACAGACAACAATGCGCAAGGAAAACAAGAAGCCGCAAAGCTCATACGCGGTCGCCGTCGTTCGCGATCGCAGTTGCGAAGCCGACGTCCAGGCCGCACGAATCAGCATCATCACCGACGAAAATCACCTCGCCGGCGTGACAGTCAGCCGCGCGGTGCTTGAATCGCTGCAGGCCAGCATCGGCCGCCTGCTGCGCGAGATGGACGAGGAGGAATCATGACCAAGCTCGCACATGTCATCCTCTGCCAGCTCGTCGCCGCCATCTGGATCGCCGCCATATGGGTGCTGTATTGCACACCGGCCTGCACGCATCCCATCGAACACCTCATCGCCGCGCCGGTCGCAGTGCTTATTCCGGCGGCCGTCATCATGCGCCGCCTGTGCTCCGACCCCCGCTTCATGCGATGGCTGGACGAGCAACGGCAGTGAAGGACTTGGACGGTTCCGCACACATTGCGGCATGGACGTGGTTCGTCATGCGCGTCCATGCCGGAACCGCCCGCGCGTCAAGGAAAAGACGTTAAAACCAGCCGGACGGGTCATCTTCTCTCTTCTCCTCCCGTCCGGCCTTCGCCGGGGCCCGCGACAGGATGCGGGCGCCATGGATCGGCGTGTTGAGGTCACGTCGGCGGATGGATGCGCGGTTCGAATCCGCGCCCCGGCACGACATCAATCCAAAGGAGGCAAACGTTGCCAAGCAAAACACCAAGCAGACCGGAAGGCGAAAAGTGGTTCGAATGGCCACTCACACCCGCCAGCGTCGGCATGACGGCCGCAGAGCTGATCGGCGAACTGTATGAAACCATCTCCACGCTCAACCGCGACCGTGGCTGGAACCTCACCATGGTCGCGCCGGCGCGCTTCGGCGAGGTCGTCATCGACCGCGAGGCCGGATGCCTGCGCGCGAAATGCGCGTGGAAGGCCAAGGATCCCAGCCAGCTCGGCCCGGAACCGGCCGGATACGTGAGAGGGGAATGACATGGCCATAGGCGAGACCGTCATCACCATCGTCGGCAACCTCACCGCGGATCCGGAACTGAGAACCACCGGCCAGGGCGCGCAGGTCGCCAGCTTCACCATCGCAAACACCGCGCGCGTATATAACAAGCAGACCGGCCAGTACGAGGATGGGCCGGCGCTGTTCATGCGCTGCTCGGCATGGCGTGACATGGCCTCGCATTGCGCGCAGAGCCTTGCGAAGGGCATGCGCGTAATTGCGCAGGGACGTCTGCAACAGCATTCCTACCAGGCACAGGACGGCACCAACAGAACCGTCATGGAACTGCAGGTTGATGAGATCGGCCCGAGCCTGCGCTACGCCACCGCGCAGGTCAGCCGCATCAGCCGACAGCCGCAAGGTCCCGTCTACGGCAATCCCGCCGCGCAGACGCCGACCGTCAACACCGGAGCGGGCGGCTGGAGCCAACGGTCGCAACAGCCGGCGCAGCCTCCGGCCGATGATCCGTGGGGCGCGCCGTCGGACGACCAGTCATCATTCGGAGACTTCGGCAAACCCGATCCGGAACCGGAATTCTAAGGAGCAGCAATGAAAGCCAGCGAACAACAGGCGCTCATCCCGCAGGAGGCCACGCCCGACACGCTCATCGACCTCATCGGCAAGACCCAGCAGGTCACCAAGTCCGCGGCCGTCGTGCTCAAGGCATGCCGCACCGTCATGGACACCCACACCAAGAAGGAGCACATCGACAAGTGGGGCGGCATCCACGCCATCACCGAAGCCGTGTACGACTGCGCGGACCTCGCGCAGCGCATCCTCGACGCGGGACTGGCCATGGAGAACATGTGCGCGAAGCCCGCCACGTCACGGCAGATGATCCTCATCGACGACCTGCGCCGCAGTCTCGACATGGACGACGGCGACGTGGAGGCGACCGTCGATCCGGACACCGGCGAGATCGACTGAACCACGGAAGGAGCAAGAGAGATATGTGGTTTATTGTCGACGACCAGATGGCCGACGACAGGCGCATCCGCCGCCTGCCTCTCGCCACCGTGGGACTGTGGGTCAAGCTGTGCGTCATCCATTCCAAGGGCATCTCGATGCAGGCCAAGGATCCGGCCGCATATCCAGGATACTTCGACAAGCTCGATCTCAAGGACGCCGGCGGCACCATGAAACAGCTCCAGCAGCTCATCGACTCCGGCCTCATGGAATCGCACGACGGCGGCTGGCGTCCCGTCTACGCCGAAGGCATCTGCAGGGAGCCGCGAGTGTTGACCGAAGAGCAGCGCGAGGCGCGCCGCAAGGCCGGAAGCAAGGGAGGACGCCGCAAGGCGGCCAACCAGAAAGCCAAGCAAACGTCTGGTGACTTGCCGGAAAACAGCCAAGCAAACGGAGAGCAAAACGGTAGCGAGACAGGTAGCAAACCGTCTAGCAAGTTGCTAGGGGACAGCCAAGCAAAAACATGGCATAAAACCGATACCGATACCGATATACCCTCTCCGACCCCTCCCGCCAGCATCTCGAAGCAAACCGATACGCCGGACGCCGGCTTCGACCGTTTCGCCGAAGCCTATCCCGGATCCGTCGGCGCCCGCAAGACCGCAACCGAAGCACGAAGCCTGTACGCGGCCATCGCCGGAAACCCCGTCGAACTGACCCGACTCCAGACCGCGCTCCGCCGCTACAAGCGCGCCGTCAACGACGGCCAAATCCGCAGCGGCCACATCCCACGACTCAACACATGGCTCCGCGACCAGTGGGAGACATGGGCGCCAGAACCCATCACACCCACACGCCAGCACAAGCACACCTGGAACTGCGAACACGTCCACCAGCTCATGGATCCACACGAGGACGAATACGACCACACCGGAAGCCTCCGGGAAGGCAAACCGTCCAAGTGGTATCTCGCATGCCAGGCATGCGCCGACGAACTCAACAACCAAGAAACCAGCAAGGAGAAGCAATGAGCAACTACCAAACCAACCAGATCAAGCTCATCAACACGAGCCTCATCGACCCACACCCGGACAATCCACGCAAAAGCATCGGCGACGTGACCGACCTCGCCGCCGGCATCAAAACCAACGGCCTCCTCTCGCCCCTCAGCGTCGTACCCAACGGCGAGCGCTATCGCGTCATCGCCGGCCATCGTCGTCTCGCCGCATGCAAGCAGGCCGGCACCGGAGCCGTGCCGTGTTTCGTGCTTGACTTAGACCCGTTGCAGCAGTTGGAGGCCATGGTCACCGAGAACTGCCAGCGCGAACAGCTCACCGTGTTGGAGGAGGCTGACGCCATCCAGGGCATGCTCGCTCTGGGGGCCACCACCGCCGGCGTCGCGCACAGGCTCGGCCGAAGCGCCGACTATGTGCGTGACAGAGCGAAAGCGGCGAGCATCAAGGCGGACGTCAGGAAGACACGCGACGACTTCGACCAGCTCACCATCGGCCAACTCATGGCCATCGCACGATACGACGGCCAGCCGGACCGTCAGGAACGCCTCGCGCACGCCGCGGGGACCTCGAACTTCGACTACATCCTCCACAACATCGAAGTGGAAGATCGCCGGAGCCAGTGGTTCGCCGATGTCTCCGCGCTCCTCGCCACCGGCACCACCGGTCTCAACGTCATCGAGGATCCCGGAGAGACCTTCTCGGATTCCGAATGGCATTACTCCGGCGCCATCTTCCCCGCCGCGGGCACTCCGGAAGAAACCATCGAAGAGCTCCGCAAGCAGAATCCAGACGCGGTCTCCGTCCATGAAGCGACGCAGACGATATACCTCTGGGATCGTCGTGATGCGGCCGCCGAAGCCGAAAAGGAAGCCCAGCGAGCCGCCGAACAGGCCGAACGCGACGCCCGACAGCACGTGCTCGAGGAATACGCCGCCACGACGGCTGACAAGCGCATGGCATGGCTCCACGGCCATCTCCATGCCATCAAGCGCGCCAAGCTCATCGAGACCACGGCAAGGCTCGGACTCCTGCAGACAATTGACCCGGACCCGACCGGCTTCACCAAAGACCTACACACCTGGAACGACGCCGCATGCGCCCGGGAACAGTTCGCCGCCATCGCCGGCATCAAACCGGAACAGGCGCTCGCGGAACTCCACACGCACCTCGACTCACCGGACTGGCCGACATACGCGGTCATGATCCTCACCGCCAGAATCGAATGGTTCATCAGCCCAAATGACTGGGACTGGAGTGGCGACGACAACGTCAGCCGCCGCATCCCCGGCTATTACCTGATCCTCCAAGACCTCGGCTATGAGCCATCCGACGACGAGACCGAACACCTCGACCAGCTTGTTGCCGCCATCACGGAAGAAGACGAGGAGGAAGACGAATGACCAAGGAACAGATCAACAGACTCGTCCAACTCATCACCGACACCGCGGAAACCGCGGCGAACATCGAACTCCAGGCGCTCGCCGGCGGCAAGGCCGATAACGGCATCGCCGCGATGGCCTCCGGACTAAGAACGAACTGCACCTCATGTCTGGTGCTGGTCAACGGCCTGATGCAGGAAGGAGCGCGTTGTGAGTGAGTTCGAGGACTCGAAGCGCATCGCTTTGGAACGCCAGGGCTGGCATTGCCTGCGCTGCGGGACGAACATCCACGATCCGGCTCGCTGGCCTGGACGTTCCGGCCATCATCGGCAATTGCGCCGCGCGGCGGATCCGGATGTGAGGCACAGCCCAGTCAACATCATCGAGCTGTGCGGCAGCGGTGACACAGGATGCCATGGTTGGGTCCACCAGCATGTGGCCGAGGCCGAACGACTCGGGATGATCGTGCCGCTCGGCACGGATCCGCGCACCACCCCGGTGCGCGACTGGCAGGGGATATGGCTCCGCCTCAACCAGGACGGCACCGCGACCCGTCTGACAGCCATGGAGGTCGCCACACTCGACATCGACAGGAGGAGCACGGAATGACCATTGACAAGCCCGACATGCTGCTATGGATGGACGTGGAGACCACGGGGCTCGACCCGGACCATGACAGGATCCTCGAGGTGGAACTGCGTTGCACCGACATGAAAGGCGTGCGGTGCGTCGGAGGTTTCCACCGCGTCATCGGATTGGCGGGACGAAACGTCTCCATCACCGATGAGAACTTCAAGGCATGGCGCATGCACTGCGCCAACGGACTGCTCGAGGACGCATTCGATGCCGGATACACGGAAGCGGCGACGGCAAACGGACTCGAGGAATACGTCGACAGCCTCGCGCAATCGTTCACCCTCCATCCGGCCGGCAGCAACCCGCAGTTCGACCTCGACTTCATCGGCCGACTCTGCCCGAACCTCCCACTGCACTACCACCGCATCGACATGGCCACCATCCGCGACAGTCTCGAAGCCGCCGGCTGGGACGTGAAGCCGGAAGGGGAGACGCCCGCAGCCAGCGCCCACCGCACCGGCACATGCCTCGACCGCGACATCCGCCAATACGCGCGCATCATCCGCCACCTCTCCGCCCATCCGGTCCGATACGTCGCCACGAAAGCAGCAAGGTGATGGACATCGCAGCAGTGATCTTCCTATGTGCCGCCATCCTGATCGGCTGGATGGCCAACAGGCCATGAACCGTACCAAACCAACTATGAAAGGAACCTCGGAATGAAACAGACCATCAACCGCATCTCCAACCGCATCGGCGACTGGTTCGCCACGCTGTTCGCCCTCACCGCGCTGCTGCTCGTGCCGCACGCCATCATCCGGCCGATCATCGGCTACGGCCTCCACCACTGGATCCCCATCCAATGGCTCGCCCTGCATGTCCTGCTCATCATCCTCACCCTATGCGTCGCGCTCGCCGCCTACATCATTGCGGACCGCACCGCCACGGAACCGCCGGAAACATACTGAAAGGAGCCATCATGGCAGACCAGGAGACCATTCCGATCGGTCTGGAGACGCAGAACAAGGTGGCCAAGGCCATCTACCTGCGCTGGCATCGCAACGGCCACCGCCATCCACGCCCATGGAACGAGATGGCCACGGAGGACAAGGAGCCATGGAGGCGCGTGGCCAAGGACGCCATCAGAACGTTCTTCGGTTCTCCCGAATTCCAGAACCTGCTCGACGACGTGTACGACGAAGGCTACGACGGCGCCGAGAAGGACGCCAAAGGCAAGAACGAAGGCGTGCAGTGAGCGTCAACGTTCCACTGCGCAAGTGGCGGTCGGCCGACCCGGCCATCCTGATCGGCCGCCGCTGCATCGCCCGCACCAACGACGACGTCGTCATCGACGGCCGGCTCGAACTCATCCGCCGGCCGGACGGCACCGCCAGCCTCCGCTTCCAGGGCATCGGGAAAGACATCATCGACCACGATCCGAACACATGTTCCAACAGCATGAGCGCCGGCATCAGAAGCCTCGCCATCTACGGAAAGGAATGAAACCAATGAGAAACACCATCTGCGCCACACTCACCGCCATCACCCTCACCCTCTGCACCGCGCTCGCAGGATGCGGCAGTGCGTCCAAGACGTCGACCCCGGCCCACGCCATCGCCGCCACCGGCACCACATGCTCCGAAGAGTCCAGCGACGAACGCATCAAGGAATGCATCGTCACGCTGTCCGAGACACGACGAGTCGACTGCGTCATCACCACCGGTAGTCACGGCGTATCCGGAATCTCGTGCGACTGGGACCACGTCAGCGGAGCCGACAAGGAACCACGGTGAAAATCAGAATCCAGGACGGCGCCATATACATCGCGCCGGAAGACGACGAGGAACGCCAAGTGGTCGAAATCACCATCAACACCCTGTGCAGATGGGTGGCGGAACATGACAAGGAAAAGAGGCAGCAATGAACAACACGGGCGCAGACATCGCCATCAGCACGCTCGGCAAACTCACCGACCAGGAACTCGCGGCAATGCGCGCCGCATCCCGCGACGGCAACCGGCCGCTCTACGAGATTTCATCGACCCGGTATCATGCCTACCTCACCGCCAAGGATGAGATCACAAAGGCGCTCGCCGATGCCGTGGAGGAAAGGGATGCGGAGAATCCGTTCCTGCCGCAGCGTGACGAGTTGGTCACGATGGACATACACACATGCGATTTGTGCGGCCGGTGGTGCTCGAGTCCCGTCTATAGCGTGTGCCTGTGCTACGCCGACCAAGCCAAGGTGGCGGGAGAGGTGTGCGCCGACTGCATGTGGCGTCTCAAATTCCATCCGGTAAAAATCATTTCGCTGAATGCCTACCGTCTTTTCGAGCGGTGGCGCCTGTCCCAATCGGAGGCTGACGAATGAAAACCCAGACACCGCATCCGGCACAGCATCCGGAAAACCAACCCGCAACCAAAAGAAGAAACAAGAGGACGTTATGACCGGCGAAAGCCAGCTTGACTTCGAAACCAAATACCTTCAAGGCGAATCCATCCCGGTCTCCACAGACAAGACCATCACGCAGATCGCCTCTGACGCCTACGTGCAGGGCTTCATCGCAGGACGACTCAAACCGCCGACCGAAATCGAAATCGACGCCGCCCTACGCTACCTCAACAACAACGCGCTTATAAGACAGGACATCACCCACATAACAGTCAAATACGCGCTCGCCGACATGTGCCGGGAAATGAGATACGCCTTGACGAAAAGAACTACCAACTGAAAGGAAACACGAAAAATGAGTGATGAAACACTCGAACCGCCACTGCCGCCGATCGACGCGCGCACCGAAGCCGTCGCCGAACGCCTGTTCGGGCTCAAATTTGCACTCCGCAAGGACGATCCGAAACACATCCACGACGAATGGGAGCATTCGGCCGACTGGATCCACGACGGATACCTGCGTCAAGCCATCGAAGTGCTCGCCGCCGCCGACCAAGCGCAACCCGCGAGCGCCGACGGATCCGATTACGGGGAGCGGATGCGCGTCGAATACCGTGAGTTGACCGCTCGTGCCGGCAGGCTCAGGGACCTGCTGCAGCGGTATGCGGATGGCACGCTTGACTTCGAGCCTACCTGCCCGATCACTCTGTTGAGCAGGCAGCTTGACGTCATGGATGAATACGCCGTTCTGCTCCGCCATAGAGCCAAGATCGAACACGTCGACCTTGAAGAACAGGACTCCGTCACCGAATAAACAAAGAACCCGACCTTCCGGCCGGGCTCTGGCATTACCACAAACCAGACTATCACGCCGGAGGGAATCGAACAAATGAACGAACAAAACAACGAATCCCAACCAACCACCACCAACACCACAACAAACACCAGCCAAACAACACCAGCGCTCGCCGGCGTGTGCCTCGTCTGCGGCGGAGGATGCGCTGTTGGCGACACCATGTGCGCGAGATGCGGTGGGCTGATGCGCGGCTGGCTGCGGGAATATCCATCATGGTTGGATTCGCTGCATGAGTTCCTGGACTCGACCGCGCACTACGGAGGCCGCCAGCCTGGACGCGTCAACCTTCCAGCCGCGCCGACGCCAATCCGATTGCCGGTGCTCGACCACATGCAGGAGGTCGGGGACATGGCGGTCGCATTGTGGCGCAGACTGTACGCGCCATCGGCGATGCCATGGGCGAACGGCCGGATCCACCCGTCCCTGCTGGAATGTTTGAGCGTCTGCGCCGCATGTCCACGGTTGAACCGGCTTCCGGACATCGACATCATCTGGCACGACTGGCAATCATTGGCGCGCAAGACCTTGTCCATCATCGACGTGCCGCCTTCCAAGCACGGCATCGGCAGATGCCCGAACCCATTGTGCGGTGTCGAACTGTTGGCGCCCATCGACGCGGTCGAGGTCACCTGCCCCGTATGCGGCGGCACTTACCGTGTGGTGGACGTGCGGCTCGGCTTCCTGAAGGAGTGCATCGCATCCGGCAAAGCGTTCACGGCAGGGGAATGCGCCGAACTCCTGCGCGAATGCGGGTTCCAATGCGGCGTGAACACGATCTACTCGTGGCGCAGTCGCGGCAGGATTCAACCGGCCGGCAAGAACGGGAAGGGACAGCCGATCTACCGTCTCGCCGACGTGCACGGGCAGCTTTCCCGACGCGACTCGATTTGACGTTTCTCGAAGTGCAAGGCATAATTGTCAGTGGATTAGAGGGTTCAAACCGAGGTGACTTGGTTTGAACCCTTTTCATATCCACCTTGGATTCTCCTAACTCCTTGGGCTACGTAACACCGTCCTGCCCGAACGGCATATCGGACACGCTCCGCCCACCCACGTCAGAGTGGACATACCTCAATGTGGCAGGCAAGCCAATCCCGTGCTTCCGTGATGCGGTGATGCTCAAATCCGCCTGCCGGTATGCCTTCGTAGGAATCAGTGGTAGATCGTACCGGCCGCGAATTTTTACTGGATTCTCTTTCTTGTGGCCGCGTGTGGACGCGGGTTTGACTCCCGCCGGAGGCACTCGGTCGTCCCATGTCATCATGTTTTCGATTGGCGTTGAATCCGCTGGCGTGGGACGGTCCTAGACTTGCTGACATGCCAATCGAAAAAGAAACACGCGAACAACATCAGAAACGTCGCAACGACGAATCCGCGAAGGCAATGGAATGGCTTGCGTCGCATTGGACTCAACCGCGGAATTGTCCGATTTGTGGCGGCCTGCAGTGGGGGGTGGGGCAAGCCCTGGAACTCAGGGAATTCAATTCAGGAGATATTGTGATTGGCGGAGATTCGCAGGTCACGCCCATCACCGCTGTCGTATGTCAGACGTGTGGATACACCTTTTTCATGAACGCGATAATCTCTGGTGCCGTTCCTTCGGAGCCGAATCATACGGAGCAGGGGAAGGGCAAATCGTGAATTCGAACCTTCAAGGGCTTCAAGGGCTATCTCAACAGAAAGCGGCATTTTCGACGAGCGTTAAGATGCCAAAGGAGGAGGCGATACCGGTGCGTACGACCGACCTCAAGCATCTGAAAAGGGATATCAGACGAATTCCGGATGGCAATGGTAAATTAGACAACGCTTTTTGGTGCGCAATCGGTATCGGAATCCCGATGATAATCCAATTCGTGGTGGACTCTAGTTCTTCCGGAGGTCACGGCAACTGGTTGATTTTGGCTATCGGCGTGGTGTCATGCATATTGGCTGGCATGTTTAAGATATTTGGTAAAGGTGAGAAAGAAGAACGCGAACAATATATCGATGGCATCATCGAGAACATTGATGATTTCTCCGTCGGCGTGAGATGAAGTTGAATCTCTCCGGAGTCGCCCATGAAAAGGAATGGCCCGGAATCACTTCCGGACCATTTGTTTATTTGTCGTTTTGCTTGCGTGGCCTGCCTCCTCCGACGCCTCGGCCGGGACGTTGCGCGTTCCACCGGTCGATGGTTTCGGGGAGCCAGCCGCGTGTGCGGCCGATGCGCACGTCCGGCTCCGGCAGGTCGTAGACTGCTGCGTTCGCGACGCCGAGTCTTTCGGCGACCTGTTTGACGCCGAGGTATTCAGTCGTCATCGCCGTCCCGTCTGTCCATGATGAGCGTGGCGATGCACCAGATGCCCGCCGCGAGTCCGAACAATCCGGCTTGCCATGGTTTTCCCGCGAAGCCGAGTATGGCCGACAGCAGGCCGCATGTGATGCCGCAGACGGCGAATATGGTGCTTGTTTTCATGATGGCCATGAAATAGGATGGAACCGGGGTTCCGGGCACTAGGTCTGCTCGGAACCCTTTCGTCATCTCTTATGGCGTGGTCTGCGCCGCATCGAGATGATGTTGCTCGCCACCGAGCTGATGGCGGTCACGATATCCGTCCATTTCATGCTCACCTCCTTTCCTGTTGACATAAACTATTGTATCAAAAATACATAAGTTATGCAATCGAGATAGATATTACATGTCTAAATTAGTAGAAATGAAAGAAGCCCTCGAAGAGATCGCACACCAGCTCACACGCATTGCCGACCAAGGAGAACAGGCGGGCATGCAAATCAGCAGGGGGGATGCCTTGGAAGCGTGGGGCCTGCGAATCTACGAGGAGGACTTCCTCTCAGCGCTCCAATGTCTCGGAATCGAAATCACAGACTGATATCGAATCGATGACGAATGACATCACATAAGCCAAACGTTCGCAGACAAAACGGATCGCGACGGAATCAGCTCGTTTCCAGACACAAAGCAGCGGTCAAAAGCGGAAGAACCTGCGGAATCTGCGGAAAGCCAATCGACCTGCGACTCAAATATCCAGATCCTTGGAGCTTCGTCGTAGATGAGATCATCCCAATCGCAAGAGGTGGAAATCCATATTCCTGGACAAACACCGAACCGACACATCGATGGTGCAACACCGTCAAAGGCACGCATACACTCGAGTGGGCACAACGTGAAGTGCGACGACTCATGGCCGGTCAGCTGGGGCAGCAATCAAAACCACCCACCGGCGTGCCGTTTCGAAAAATCGACATCTAGGGGCGGTATCCCCTCCCGGTCCGGAAAACACGTCCCCCGCCGCATAGGGCCGATATCTCCCCGGAAGCTTAAAACGTGACGGTTCGTAAAACGTGACGGGAGGCGAAACGTCGTGAAATGCCTCATTTGCGGAAAGGAATTCAGGCCGTCAGGACGCGGGAAACCAGCTAAATACTGTTCTGGCGCATGCCGGGCGAAAGCGTACCGGGCAAGGAAGAACGATGGCGAGTCATCGCCGAAACCAGCAAAACCAAGAACAAAACGAAAGGCAAAGACGCCAGCTACTGCAGAACGGGAACATCCGGCAGACATCGACCGTCACAGTTTCGAACGCATGATGGATGGATCCCATGAGGACACACTTCGTGAAATCGTCGGAAGACTCCGTGAGGCTCTGCATGATCCATCAACGCCGGCCAACGCGTTGCCGTCGATCAGCAGCAAGCTCGCAGAATTCGACGAACGGATGCGTATGGCCGAGGAATCCGGCAGCCTGTTCGACATGAACGATGACGTGACGGAGGTGGCGGAGGATGTCGGAGCGTCGATTGTCTGAAATCGCCCAACGGCTCGTGCAGCCGGAAGACGTCACGTCAAGCGACTTCAAACTTATCAACGGCGCGGCGGTCAAGGCCGGAATCCATTACGACCTCTGGCAGAAAGGCTTTCTCTACCTTCTGTTCGCAAAACGCTCCGACGGCAAGTACGCATGCGGATCCGGAGGAGCGGTCCTGTCCAGCTGCAGACAGATCGGCAAGACGTTCACCGTCGGAACCGCGATATTCATCCTGTGCGCCGGACGCGCAGGGACTCTGGTCATCTGGACCGCGCACCATACGCGCACCTCCGATGAGACGTTCGCCGATATGTGCGACCTGACCCGCAATCCGAAGCTTTCCAAATACGTGCAGTCCGTGCGCCGCGCAAACGGGCAGCAGGAGATCCGTTTCACCAATGGAAGCCGCATCATGTTCGGCGCTCGAGAGAACGGTTTCGGCCGAGGTCTGCACTCCGCCGACATCGAAGTGTTCGACGAGGCTCAGATTCTTACCATCAAGGCGTTGGACAACCTGATTCCAATCGTGAACACAAGTCCGAATCCGCTGATTGTGTTCATGGGCAATCCACCGAAGCCGGGCGATCAATGCGAGGCCTTCGAGGAGAAACGTTCGACCGCGTTGTCTGGCAAGTCGGATGACATGCTTTACGTCGAGCTCGGTGCAGACCGCGATTGCGACATGGATGACAGGACCGCGTGGGCGAAAGCGAATCCGTCATATCCAAAACGCACCAGCGAGGAAGCAATCCTGCGCATGCGCAACCTCCTTGCAGAAGACTCGTTCCGACGTGAAGCGCTCGGCATCTGGGACGAACAGACAGCCACCGAGGTTATTGGTGAGGATGCATGGCACGCTACCGAGGTAGCCGACCCACAAACGGATGGCCTGCTCTCGTTCGGCGTGGACATGCCACCGGATAGAAGTGCATTGGCCATCGGACTCGCGTTCAAGCACGACGATGGCACTGCATTCATCTCCCTACAGGAATACCGTTCCACTCGAACCGACGGAGTCCAATGGGCCGTCGACTGGCTGGCGGAACGCTGGCACAAGACCGCGGCCGTAGTCATCGACGCGCAATCGCCGGCCATGAGCATCGTGCCCGACCTGCAGAAACGGCATGTGCGTGTGACAGTCACCGACACACGCCAATTAGGACAGGCCACAGGCCGCGTGCTCGACATGATTCGAGACAAGTCCCTCACCCATCTGAGTGATAAGGACCAGCCACAGCTGGCTGCCGCCGTGAAGGGCGTCACATTGCGCGACATCGGCTCCAACGGAGCGGTCGCATGGAACAAGAAAGGCTCCGACGTGGAAATAAGTCCACTGCAGGCCACGACTCTGGCATTGCACGGGGCATTCACCACGAAACGCAAGCCAGGCAGGAAACAACGATTAAGGAGGCTCGCATGACATCGCTGCTCGCTCCGGTCACCGATTTCAGCGACCTCGGCATAATCTTCAATCCACCGACCGATATCAAAGGGCTTGACCCGGCGTTGCACGACACTTTATCGAATCTCGTCACCGTGTGGAACCGTAAGCGCGCGCGCAATTCACTGCGCTCCCGGTATGCGGATGGAAAACATCGGCTCCGCGACATCGGCTTCTCCATCCCCCCGAGCATGCGGAATCTCGAGGAGGTGGTCGGCTGGCCAGCGAAAGCAGTCAACGCACACGCCGAGCGCTGCATGTTCGATGGCTTTGTCAGTCCGAACAGCAGCGACGATTCCTTCGACCTGAATCCAATTCTCTCCGCTAACCGCTGGGACATCGAGCTGCCGATGGCGATCAGCAGCAGCATGATCCACTCATGCGTATTCATGGCCGTGTCGGAGGGCGACGAGTCGGCGGGCGAACCGCCAGTGCTCACCATCCCGCACAGCGCGCAATGGTCGAGCGCCCTGTGGAATTTCCGTACGCGCAGTCTCAAGGCGGCGCTCACCATCGATGACATCGACGATTACGCGCGTCCTACGCGATTCCGCCTATGGACGCCTTTCCAAGTCATCACCTGCCAGCTTGGGCGTGAATGGTACGTGGACGATGTGTGGACGCATGGTCTTGGCCGTGTGCCTGTGGAGGTGCTGTCTTATAGGCCGACCATCGACAGGCCTTTCGGCAGGTCGATCATCAACCGCGCGGTCATGAGCATCACCGATGACGCGGTGCGCACCGTCCTGCGCAGCGAGGTCAGCGCCGAATTCTACTCGGCACCGCAATGGCTCCTACTCGGCGCCGACCCCGATTCATTCAAGGACGATGATGGCAATCCGATTCCAGTCTGGGAATTCGTCATCGGACGATTGAACATGATTGGTAAGGACGATGATGGCGACGTGCCGAAGCTTGAGCAGATCACCCAGCAGTCCGTGCAGCCGCATATCGACCAGATGCGAGAGCTTGCCTGCAGATTCGCCGGGGAGACGAATGTGCCGGTCAGCTCGCTCGGCATCATCCAGGACAATCCATCGAGCGCAGAGGCGATGCATGCTGCGGAGAAGGATCTGGTCATCGACTGCTCGGCAGCGAACCGCGTGTATGGTGCTTCGCTTCGTCGTATCGCGCAGGACATCATCATGCTTCGCGACCATACGACCGAAGTGACCGACGAGATGGCGGGCATCACCGCACGATGGCGCAATCCGTCGCTGCCGAGCGTCATCGACGCCGGAGACGCGATGGTCAAACTCGTGGGGGCCTTCCCTTGGCTTGCCGACACGACCGTCGCATTGGAGGAAGTCGGCTTCACTGACGAGCAAATCACCAGACTCCTATCGGAAAAGCGCCGAGCCGAAGCGAAAAGCGCATTGAACGCGCTCGCCGGGATGAACGGAGGCGGGAATGACAAACCGGACTCCGAGCCGCAAGGAAATCAATCTTCTGACCAAATCGCAGAAGACGGCGGTGAGCCTCGCACAACGGGAGATGGGCCAAGCGTGGCAACAGCTGCAGGGAATGGAACCGGCACAGCAGCGTGACATGCTGCTGGAACTCGTTCCCGCCATCATTGACAAATATGGGAGCATCAGTTCGACCGCAGCAGCCGACTGGTACAAGCAAATGCGGTCGAAATGGTTCGACGACAAATACGAGCCGATACTCGCCGACCCTATACATGACGATTTGACCGACATGATTCGGGCGAAGGCAAGCATGCTGTTCAAAGGCAACGAGCGATATGATCCGAACGCCTATCTCTCGTACCTGAATCGGCTTATCGCGGTCGGAGTGCGTAACGGCGGTCGCAGTACCGTCAGGTCGGCAGCCAAGCTTGACAAGTATGGGCCCCGGTTCGCACGCGTTCCTTCCGGACTTCATACCTGCGCGTTCTGTGCCATGCTCGCCGGACGCGGCTTCGTCTATGCAAGCGCCGAAAAGGCCGGAGGCTTGTTCAACAAGTACCATGCGGCATGCGACTGCGAGATTGTCCCATCATGGGATGAAAAACCGCGTGTGGAGGGCTATCGTCCCGACGAATTGTACGACGACTATCTCAAAGCGAGGGATGAGGCCGGAAGCAATTCGGTGGACGATATCCTTCGCGCGATGCGACAGCATAAGGGCAAATACGCGGATGGAATCCGTCCGGGAACCGCCATCCCTGATGGTTGGAAGCAGCCTCATGCGCAGAACGAGGAACGACTGCTTTCAATGCGAGGACTCGCTGGCGTCACCGATCGCGAATGGTACATGCGTCAGGAAAAGGTTGGAGTTCCGCACTCCACCGATATGTTATATCCGCAGGAAATCGTGTTCCTTGAACGATTCCAGAATCTTGGGAACCATGTCGAATGGATACCAAGAGACATAGAAAAAAGGACAGCGACAAATGATTTCCGTTGGATCGAAACAAACGAGCTTTGCGAATTGAAGTCCTTGGCAAAAGCTGATTTTGGCAAAATCGCCGATCGTATCACCAAAGCCGTTCGAAGCGCTAAAGAGAATCACGATGTCGTCAAGGACTGTTTCGTGATAGATCTTGGCCAATCGAAACGTAAAGACAAGCTTGTTCACCAGTTAGAGAAGTACAACGATCGTGAGTGGAAAATCCGCAGACTTTTCATTCTCGACGGTGAAGGTTTATTGGAAATCAAATTGAAATGAAACAACCGGGAGCACGCCTCCGCTCATTGCGTTTTATTTCAACGCCGCAGAGGACCCCCGGTCTTCATATATTTTAGCACATTCTTGGCAGGTTGGCCCAGTGGCGACGGCAGTGGCCTGTAAATCCACGACATTGAAACAACGCGGGTTCGAGTCCCGCACCTGCCACTATCCCATTTTTTGGGCGGTCACTGGCTCCGTCATGCCTGGTCAAAAGGCCACGATGGCCTCAAACATTCGGAGAAAACACAAGGAGCGTTTCATCATGCCGAAATCCCTCATCATGCGTCTTCGTCACATCATGATGGTCGCGCCACCGGCCGAACCCGGCGGTGACGGACAGCAGCAGGGTGGCGAGCCGCCGGCAGGAGAGAAGACCTTCTCCCAGAGCGATGTCAACCGCATCGTCGAGGACCGTCTGCGCCGCGAACAGGCCAAGTATGCCGATTACGACGATTTGAAAGCCAAGGCCGTGAAATTCGATGAGCAGGAGGAAGCGAACAAGAGCGAACTGCAGAAGGCCACCGAAGCCAACCGCAAGCTCGAATCACAGCTGGCGGAGCAGAAGCACGCCGGCCTTGTCGCCAACGCCTGCCTCAAGCACGGCATCCCCGCCGAATTCGCCGACCTCGTGACCGGCGATGACGAGGAAAGCATCGACAAGACAGCCGAGAAGGTCGCCAAGCTCGTCAGCACACAGGGGAAGCCGCCGGCATCCGGCAATGGCAGGCATCCGCTCGACGGCGAGGGAAACCAGCCGGGCGGGCAGGGAAGCATGAGCATCAGGGAGCAGATCGCAGCCGCCGAAAAGAAAGGCGACTATCAGACCTCCATGACGCTCAAAAGCATCATGCTCGGCACGAAGCGCCAGTAACCACCAATCTGGAAGGAAGACATCATGCCTGGAATCACAGGACAGGGCAACACCTACAATCTGCCCAATTACGTCGGCGAGCTTTTCGCCGCAAGCCGCGAGGACACCCCGCTGCTCTCCGCCATCGGCGGGCTCACCGGCGGCGTCGCCACCACGTCCACGCTCTTCGAATGGCAGGGATACGATCTGCGCGACCCCGATGCCAACCGTCAGCGTCTCGAGGGCGCCGACGCGCCGAAGGGCGAGGAGCGCACCCGCTTCCACGCAAACAACGTGGTCGAGATCCACCAGGAGGCCGTCGAGGTCTCCTACACTCGTCAGGGCGCGACCGGCCAGCGCAACACAGACAACATGCCTGTCGTGCAGGTCGGAGGCACCGCAATCCCAGCCGACGAGCTGAGCTGGCAGATCCAGCAGCAGCTCAAGCAGATCGCGCGAGACGTGGAGGCATCCTTCATCTCCGGCCATTTCAACAATCCGACCGACAATCAGAGCGCGCGCAGCACCCGCGGCCTCCTCGAGGCCATCACCACCAATGTGATGAGCACCGAGCACACCGCCGCACAGCTGACCACGGACGATGTGCTCGACCTCGCGCAGATGGCGTGGGATAACGGCGGCATCCGCGAATCGGAGACTCGTACCATCGTGGTCAACTCCACGCTCAAGCGCGCGCTGACCCGCTGCTTCGTGACCGACGCGAAGTATCAGGAGCAGACTCGCAACGTTGGCGGTGTGAACCTGCAGACCATCGAGACCGACTTCGGCCTGTTCAACATCATGCTCGATCCGTACATGCCGAAGGACCAATTGCTCGTCCTGTCCCTCGAACAGCTCGCCCCGCGCTTCCTCGAAATCCCCGGCAAGGGTCATTTCTTCGCCGAGCCGCTCGCCAAGACCGGCGCAAGCGACAAGGTGCAGCTGTACGGCGAGATCGGCTTGCAGTACGGCGACCAGAAGGCCCACGCGCTCCTGACCGTCGCCGGTGGCTCCGCATCCAACACCGTGAAGGTCGCCGGCGTGAGCCTTGATAAGAAGACCATGGGCGTCAAGACCAATGGCACCAATACGGTGAAGGCCATCGTTGTGCCCGACGGCGCATCCAATAAGGATGTCGCGTGGACTGTGGAACCGTCCGACAATTCCATCGCCACCGTCAAGGCTGATGCCGACAAGAGCGTCGGTGTCGTGACCGGCGTGAAGGCTGGCAACGCCACCGTCACCGCAACCACTTCCGACGGCTCCAAGAAGGCATCCGTCAAGGTCACCGTGACCGACTGAGAGGCCAGATGATGGCCGACACAGATGATTTCGCGAGTGTCGACGATCTTGAAGCCTCATGGCATGCGCTCACGGACGAGGAGAAGACGCGCGCGAAGAAACTCATCGCGTATGCGTCCGACCTGATCCGCTCCTATCGCAGATGGGACAAGGTCAGCAACCTCACCCGTGAGCGCATTTGCTGCGCTGCCGTTAGGCGCGCAATGGAAGCCGATTCCAATGGCGCACCATCAGGAGCCAGCAGCATGAGCGAGACCGCCGGACCATTCCAAGCCACCTACAGCTTCCAGAACCCCACCGGCGACCTCCGATTGTGGCCGAGCGAGGAGAAGGAGCTTGGCGGAAGGCGACGCCTCCTCGCGGGAGCCCTCGACATGAGCACCGGAAAGGTGGTGGCACCATGATCCACGGTGAAACCGTCAAGGTGCTCCGTCCAAGCATCGCCGGAATGGATGCCTACAACACTCCAATCCGCAAATGGTCCGAGGAATCGGTAGGCAACGTGCTGGTCGGCTCGCCGACACAGGACAATGTCGCCACAAGCGTCAATCCGGAAGGATTGCTCGTCTCCATGTCGCTCTACTTCCCACGCTCCTATCAAGGAACGCTCCGGGATTGCAAGGTGATCGTCAGGGGAATCGAATATCGAGTGATTGGCGATCCTGTCGCGCTCGATGGCGGATTGACACCAACTTCCTGGAACATGCAGGTCAACGTCTGCCGCGATGACGGGAGGTGACCATGAAGGGATTCAAGGTCGACAAGGAATGGATGGAACGCAATGTCCTGTCCAACCCAACAGTCCAATCCGCTCTGAACGCGAAGGCCAGACGCATCGCTCCGATCGTGAAGCGCATCGTCCTCAAGGAAGGCGACCGTCATTATGCCGAATCAGTGCGCGTCATGCAGGGACGACGTCCTGGAACGAAATCGCCGACGCATCTGCGCAGACCATATGCCCGAGTCATCATCGGTGACGAGCATGCGGACGCCAAGGAATACGGCGACGGACGGATCTATCCGAAGAAGGGATACCTTCGCCGCGCCATAGCCGAGGCGGGTGGCTGATTATGGCGATTCCGCTTCGCGGCTCATGGCCGCAACCGATGCCGATCATCATCCAATGGCTGCAAGACAAGGCGGGGATCAAGGCTTCGGCGGAAGTGCCGGAGAATCTGCGTGCAAACCTTCCGGCCGTCATCGTCTCTCCGGCGCCGGGTGGCACGACCGCCGATGGATTCACGCGCGGCAGAGCCGTCGACATCGACATCTTCGCCGCTGATTGGACTTCCATGGACGCGACCATAAGAAAGGTCGAAACCGCTCTCTCTCAGCTGCAGGGCGATGGAAACCGATATGGCTACGTCGACTCCTCAACGCTCACCTCATTTTCCGAAGTGAGTCATTCAATGCCTGACGTGCGCCGTTGCACGGCGACGATCACGCTCAACACCAGACCACAATGATTTTTCAATTAAGGAGGAAATGATGGCTGCCATCACCGATGTGCCAAGCATTCTCAATGACAATAACGGAAACGTGCGAAAGTGGGGCACTCAGCTGCTCGCTATCGCCGACTATTCGACCGCGATGCCGGATCCTTTCTTCGACACCGCAACCAACAAACCGAATCAGCTGCCCGAGGGTTTCAAGGTGATGGGCTACATCAGCACTGATGGCGCGAAGATGAGTCGCGGCATCGAGTCCGCCGACACCAGTGCGGTGCAGGATCTGGAGCCGGTGCGTTCCGACATCACCGGACGTACCCGCACCCTGCAGCTCACCTTCCTGGAAATGAACGCATGGGTCAAGGCCTTGGCCCACGGCCTGCCCGTCTCCCAGTGGCCGGCAAACAAGGATGAGGGCTTCGAATTCACCGATGAAAAAACCACGGAATTCCCGTACTACCGCCTGATCTGGATCGGTCAGGACGGTGTGGGCGACGCGGCACATTACCGCATCGAGGCCGGGTATCGCGTCAAGGTCACCAATCAGGGCGACAACACCAAGAACCGCTCCGACGCCGAGGGTGAGGACCAGACCTTCACCTTCTTCCAGGATCCGAAGACCGGCAAGGTGTTCTACGAGGGCGAGAAGATCGCCAAGGCCGGTGCCGCGCTTCGTGCTGATGTCTCCCAGTCGCAGCCGGTGTCCGATCAGGCAGCGTCCTCCGAGTCACAGCCGGTCGCCGACTGACATTGATTCTTCCCGCACCGGGCTTTTGATTCCTTTCACCGGTGCGGGATTTTCCCTTCTTCTCTCGCCGAAAGGAACACTGATTTTTTTGAAAGGATTGAACAATGACCGACAACAACACGAAGCGCAAGGTCCGCTCTCTCAAGGCCGTGAAGGCGAAGTATCTTGAATCCCACCCGAAGATTCGGGAGTGGATCGAGTTCACCATCGACGACGAGCCGGATGCGAAGGAATTCCGCATCCACGCTCCAATTTTCCAGTCGAATGAGGAGAAGAAGGCATTCGCGAAGGCGCAGGAGTCCGACGACCAGTTCGACTTGGCGAAAGCGCTGCTCGGCGCCCAGTGGGATGATTTCATCGAGGCCGGCGGACAGATCAGCCTGCTTTTCCTCCTGCTCGACGACGCGGCCGATGAAGTGCATGAGACGGACAGCGAGGGAAACCCTACAACGCTTTAGAGCTCCTTGACGGCGATGGTCACGCGGAGGAATTGGAGGCCGCGTTATGCGCGGTCTACGCGCCGCGTGACCCAATCCAAGAGTTCTGGCAACGCAAGATCAGTCTCCGCGCATTGCATGCGCTGATAATCCACATGCCGCCGGACAACGTCTTCTTTCGTGCTTTGGCTGGTGATGGCTGGAGTGAGTCGGAATGGCTGTTGCACGATTTGGGCGACATGCTCCGTGACATCCAGCTAACCATCACCCAGTGCGCTCCATTTGTGGAGCATCCCCTTGAAGAGGATGACATCAGGCCTCGCACCAAGCCTCCGGCTGTCGTGGTGGCTGAGTCCAAACGCGAACAGTCGTCTGTCGACAGCAAGGCCTTACACGCGCAGGAGCGGAGCGAGCTCATGGCGCTTGTCACGGGCGATCAATCGAAAAACTGAACAGTGAGGTGGTCTCATGGCCGGCACAGCCGCATGGATCGATGTGCTCCCGAATCTGAGCGCTTTCGGCACGAAGCTCAACAACGGTGTGACGGCCGCGGCCACCTCCGCAGGACGGAATGCCGGCAAGAAATTCTCCGACGCCATGAATCAGGCTGCTGGCCGTGACGTGCTGTCAGAGCAGGTCAAGAGCCTGCAGCAGGCTGAGAAGAAGGCCGCGCAGGCGGTCAGCCAGTGCACGTCGCAGATCGCAAAAGCGCGCGACGAGCAGAAAAGCGCCGACCTGCGCGTACAGGCCGCCGAAGTCAAACTGCAGGAAACCATCGTCAAAAGCGGACAATCCTCCTCACAGGCCATCAACGCCCAAGCACGACTCAACGACGCAAGGAGCAAGGCGAGGCAGAAGACCGAAGCCGTCACATCGGCTGAGGAACAACTCAAAGCCGCCAGCGAAGGCCTGAAAGAGACTCAGACGCAGCTCCACGACGCTCAGACGAATCTGAACGCGAGCACTTCCAAGCAGTCGGGATTTTTCGCGTCCGCCGCGGCATCGGCGCGCAATGCCATCAATTCCTTCCGTAGCATGCAATCAAGCGTCACCACCACTGCCGCAAGGGGAGTCGGAGATTCCGAACGCTTCTTCACCGCGTGGGGAGCCGCGAAGTTCGGAGCCATCAGCGGGTTCGCGCAGTCGGCATTCAGCAAAGTCTCAAACATCATCACCAGCAATGTGGAAGGCGCCATCAAACGCGCCGACACGATGAACAATTTCCCCAAAGTCATGAAGAATTTGGGGTACGACTCGAATGACGCTGCCGCAGCCATCAAACGCATCAGCGCCAGCATCGACGGCCTGCCGACCACCACATCAAGCATGATCGGCATGGTCCAGCAGTTTGCTCCGTTGACCAAGAATCTGGACGAGGCCACCAGCATCGCATTGGCGTTCAACAATGCCGTCCTGGCCGGCGGCAAAGACACAGTGCTGCAGGCCAACGCCATCGAACAGTACAACCAGATGTTGAGCGCGAACAAGGTCGATGCCGCCGCATGGCGAAGTGTCGTCAATGCAATGCCTGGCCAGATGAACCAATTGGCCAAGAGCATCCTTGGCGCAAACGCGAAGCAGAACGACCTATATGAGGCGATGAAGGGTGGCAAGGTCACCTTCGAGGACTTCAATAAGGCGCTCGTCAAGCTCAATAAGGACGGCTACGGGCCGTACGCATCATTTACGACGCAGGCAAAAGACGCCACACAGGGCATCGGCACTGCGATGGAGAACGCGAAAAACCGCGTCCAGAAGGCCATCGAGAAGATTATCGAGGCGTTCGGTGTCGACCGCATCAGCGGCGTCATTAACAGCTTTACGGCGAAATTCGGAGATGTCGGCTCGGCTGTGGCCAAGGCGGTCTCCGGATCATTGGAATTCGTCGAGACCGGCAAAGTCAACGAAAAATTGGCTGAATCTTTCCACATCGACAAGAAGTCGTATGCGGGCATCGAAGACGCTTACCAGCGGATTCGGTGGGGGTATAAAGGTCTCACCGATTTCATCAAGACCGGTGAATTCTCGTACGAGTTCAACCGTGCCTTCGAGAACGCAGACCGCCAGACACTCATCGACTTCAAAGACAGCCTCCTCGGCATCCGCGACTCCGCCAGCGAGGTGCTGAAGAACCTTCCCGGATTGGGTGAATTTTTCAACACCCCGGCGGATGGCGACAAGTCGAACTTGAACAAGGCCTTGAAAGCCGCCAATGTGGCGCTTGCTGGTCTGAAGCCACTGCTCGACCTGCTCGCATCAATCGAGAAGGCGTGGAACGGTCTGTCCGCTGACCAGCAGGGCACCATCTTCGATACGGCCATCTACCTGTGGTTAGGTAGTAAAGGATTCAAGATACTGAAGAACATCTTCGGTGTCGCCAAGGATATCGGCAAAGGCTTCGGCATCGCCGGAAAAGGCATCAAGACCGCTGGCAACGCGCTGAAATCGTTCGGCAAGTTCCTCGGCGGGCTGAAGGCTCCGAAATGGCTGTCAAAGCTTACCGTCGGCAAGGTTGGAATCGCAGCCGGTGGAACCGCAATGCTTTCAGCTGCGAAGAACGTCGAAAAAGGCACTCCTAAGTGGGCATGGAGTCAACTGAACAAAATTCCCGGTTTCAGCGATGGCGACAAGTCATACGCCGACTACCAGAAACGGTACAAGGCCGCACAGGAAAACAACAAGTTCCTCGGAATCAAGAACTCCACATGGGAACACAACCTGAATCCGCTGAACTGGCCATCAATGGCCGTGGGTGCCGCGAAAACCGGAATGAACAAACTCGGAAGCCTTCGAAAGAAAGCCGACGAGCAGGGGTTCGCAGGTAATACCGGTTCCGCGCAAGCTTCGATGAGCTCCGGCCAACGCGATGCCGGAGTCAAGGCTTGGAACGGCATCAAAGGCGCGTTCTCCGAGGCAGGGCAGGCGCAGGCCGACAATACGGCAGCACAGGTCAAAGCCCAGCAGGACACTCTTGCCGGCATCAAGAAGGCATGGGGCGACGCCGGCGATTGGATCAACACCAATTGGTGCGACCTGATGGTCAAGATTCAATCGAAGTTCGACGGCGCGGCCCAATGGGTCGAGGACCGTTGGAACGGCGTCAAGGACTGGTTCGGGACCACAGGTCAGAAGATCGGCGACTTCTTCTCTGGCATCCCATCAGTGATCGGCGGATGGTTTGATTCCGCCGGCCAGTGGGTGCAATCCAAGTGGCAAGCCGTCGTTGATTGGCTTGGACTGACACCAACCACGGTCATTGATTTCTTCACGGGAATCCCTGATGCGGTCAGTGGTTTCTTCGGTTCCGCTGGTGATTGGATTCAGCAGAAATGGCAGGCGCTGGTCGACTGGCTGGGCCTCACTCCAACATCGATCATCGACTTCTTCACCAGTATTCCTGATGATTTCAACAATCTTTTCCAATCCGCAAAAGACAAAATCACCGGCATCTTCGGCACTGTCGGCGATTGGTTCGACCAGCATGTCAAAACTCCGATCAAGAACGTTTTGGATGCGATTGGCGATACTTTCCAGTCCACCAAGGATTGGATCAAGGAAAGCTGGGACAAGGTCAAGGATGCGGCTAAGAGCCCGGTGAAATTCATTGTCGATACCGTATACACGCACGGCATCAAGAAGGTTTGGGACAGCGTCGCCGGCGCGGTCGGCTTGAAGCTCTCCCTCCCGACGGTGAAATTCGCGAATGGCGGCACCGTCGGCGGCATCAATCCCGGATACAATCCGGGTGTCGATTCGATTCCGGCGATGACTTCGCCGGGCGAGGCGTGGATGGTGCCGGAATGGACCAAGGCGGTAGGTGCCGAGAATGTCTACCGCTGGAACGCTTTGGCTCGCAACCATGGTGTGCAGGCCGTCCGTGAGGATATGGGTCTTGATGGCGTTCAACGCTTTGCAAAGGGCGGTGTCGTCTCCAAGATTGGAAAGGCTGCCGGCAAGGCGGTGTCCGGCGCGAAGAAATTCATCGAGGATCTGTCCAAGACGGCTCAGGCCTTTGTGAAGAATCCTGTGGATTGGGTCACGTCGAAGATTCTCACTCCGGTGAAATCGCAGGTCGCGGGAATCAGCGGCGGCCAGTTCGGCCAGATGGTCGGCAGACTGCCGGTAAGCGCCGCTACGGCGCTTATCGACAAGGTCAAGTCGATGGCGTCCGACCTGGCATCCAAGTGGACCAGCAAATCCGAGGCGGGCCAATATCATGGTTCGGTCGGTGGCGGCGTGGAACGCTGGAGGAGCCTAGTCCTGCAGGTGCTCAAGGAATTGGGCCAGCCAGCAAGCTGGGCCGACACCGTGCTACGCCGAATGAATCAGGAGTCCGGCGGCAATCCTAACGCCATCAACAACTGGGATTCCAACGCCAAAGCGGGTATGCCGTCGCAAGGCCTGATGCAGACCATTCCTGGCACATTCAATGCCTATGCGGGGCCGTACCGCTCGCGTGGCATCACCGACCCGCTCGCCAACATCTATGCCGGCTGCAATTACGCGATCCATCGGTATGGGTCGTTGGCCGGAATGAATCGTGCGGGCGGCTACGCGCTCGGCGGCATCGTCGGAGACGATAGGCCGACCCTGTACGATCGCGGCGGCATCCTGCCACCCGGACGGCACCTCGTGGCCAACGAGACCAAGCAGCCCGAACTCGTGTTGACGCGAGAGCAGATCGTCAAGATCTTCGGCGCTGACGTCAAAGATAAGGGCGATCGGACCGTGAACCTCAACGTCAACATCCCCGAACGCTCGGATCCATGGGCTGATGCGAGCATCCTCGTGCGCACCGCGCGACACCAATTGCGATAAAAGGAGGCCGATGTGGCTTATTTTGCGGAATTGTCGGCCTCCGGCTTGGAGCCGGTGCGTTTCGAAGGCTCTGGTGATCTTGATTGCCTGTGCATCGCGAAGGGCGGCATCGAGGGCTGGTGGTCGACTCCCGCCGCGAAAGTCAATGTGACGGCGCGCGGGCAGGGTGACGGTGGACATGACGTGAGCGAGGATGACATCTCCTACGCCAGCCGCACCGTCACTCTGCATTGGAATGCCAACGCCTCCAGTCGTGACGCGCTGCTCGCTTTGACGGACAGTGTGCGCAGGCTCGTGCATCGTCAGGTCAGGATGCGCGTGGTCGACGGCACCGAGGATACCTGCTGCAGTGGCGGATATATGGTGCTTACCCAGCAGTCTGACTATCGGTCCGGCAGCATCGCCGATTCGACCATCACCATCGTTTTCGAGCGTCCGGAACGCTTGTCATCGACCCCTCAGCGCTATCAGCTGTTGCCGTCGATTGAATCGGACCACGTTGGCCTTTCCTACGGCGATTCCGGCAAGGGCTTGGCCTATCCGCTGTCCTATGGAAAAGCGGCCGTGGATGCGCGTAACGTGTGTACGCTCACAAACAATGGCAGCTCCCGCGCGTATCCCGTTTTCACCGTGCAGGGCCCTTGGCCTAATGGCGTGCAGCTCACATTTCCGGGATTGGATATGAGTCTGGATTATGCGCAGGCGGTCGGCAACGTGCCGCTCGTCCTTGATTCGAGGAGTCGCACGGCGAGCATCGGTGGATTGGACGTGAGCAGGAATCTTCGCCAGCGTGGTTTTCCGATCGTCCAGCCGGGCGGCTCGCTGGCCGTGAACCTGCAATCCATCGGCAATGGGTATGTGAGCGTCGAATGCCATGACACCTACATGTGATTTAAGGAGAGATTATGACCACCGCTTTGGGCATCGCCCCGGATAGTACAGGCAAGGGAGTGGACCCGCTGACACATCGTCAGGTCATCAAAGCGCATTGGGAGAACACCGGCATCATCTGCGGACTGGATGTTAGCGGCCGCAGCGACCTGCGGTATGACGTCGCGCAGGGTGTGGCCGTCTGCTCCCGTGGCAATGCGGACGGATATACGGAGGCTTATTGGGGTGGCGGTCAGTCACCCGCCGTGGGTGCTGGAGACCCGGCGAATCCACGCATCGACGTCATCTGGCTCAAGGCCAATGACATCAGCCAAGGCGACTCGAACAATTCCGTCGTCTCCGGTGTGACGCAGGGCACGCCATCAGCGAATCCCGTCGCCCCGTCCCTGCCTGCCGGATGCACGCGGCTGATGAGCATGAGGATGCCCGCCGGTGCCTCGTCCACTCAATCGGCCACGCCGGTGGACACGCAGGATTACGCCATACCGCATGGCGCGAGTCTTGGCGTGCTCGCGCGAATCGCCGAGAACAAGGACCTTCAAGCCTCGTCCAATCCCGCGTATACGGCTCCTTTCCTGCTCGGCACTTTCAAGATGCCGACCGACCGCAACCTGCTGCTGGCCGTGTATGCCTGTGTCTCCACTGCGAAGAAGGACGGGTCCAAGGGCGTCGCCACGGTGCGTTTCGTCATCGACGGGAAACTGTACACCACGCGCAAAATTGAATACACGGATTCGTGGAAAACGCATGAGTGCACGTGCTCACTCCAGCTTGCGAAAGGCTCGCACACCATCGGCGTCGCGATGTTCAACGAGCAGGGGGCGGGCTACGTCACCCATTACGGGGCCAAGGACAATGGCGACACGTATGTCGGTCGCGTGCTTGTGGTCAAGGACGAGGGGGTCGCGCGGTGACGTGGACCGCCTGCATCTGCGATACGATGACCGGTCAGCTCGCCCAGCAGATCGATATCCCAAGCTTCACATGGTCGATGACCGTCAGCGACTCGTCTTTCTCCACGACGAAGAGCAAGGATGTGGGCGAGGACGAGGTGTCCGGCCTCCAATTGCCCTGGTCGCAGATTCCCGGTTCGACGCCCACCGCCCGCGCGGATGCGCTGATGTGCGGGAAGCGTGGCCTCGTGCTCTTCTGGCACAGCTCGATGGATGATGACGCCTCGTTGGGCACGCCGATATTGGGTGGTGTGTTCGGCGTCCGGTCCAGCACGCCGAATGACGTGAGCATCCCGTCGGACAGTCTCATGACAGTGCTCGGCGACCGAATCCTCACGCATGACGACGCTTTCGGCACGAACGAAGCGCACACTGCGCCGGGCGGATTCGCGTGGCAGGGATTGTCCCTGCGCGCCATCGCCTGCGAGGTCATCCGCCAATGCACTTCGCTCAAACCGGGCGGCGAGCTACCCATCGACCTCCCTTGGCTCGGCGAGAAGGGTAATCATCAGCGGATGGATTATCAGGATTGGGATGTGCAGAATCAGTCGGGCAAGCAGATCCTGTCCAAGCTGGCCAACGTGATCGGCGGGCCGGACATGCAGTTCCGACCCTACTTGTCGGATTCGCAGCATGTGAGGTATCGCTTCGAAGCTGGATCGGATGGTGACGTGTATCTCGGCCAGAAGACGGTGCACTCTTTGTCCTATCATCCGCTCGGTGGCACCATTGAGAATCTCAAGGTCGATAGGATGGCGCCCACGCAGAGGGTCTACGCGACTGGCGCGGGTTCGGATAAGGCGACCATGTGCTGTCTGGCCGAGGACCTGACATTGTGCCGCCAATCCGACCCATGGCCCCTGCGCGAAGCCACCTATTCGGATTCCGACACGAAGACATGGGATGTGCTGAAATCCCACGCGCAGGCCAAGCTTGCGGCGAATTCCAAGCCACTCATGCAACTGTCCGGCGTGATCGACGCGAACGACTGCGACGCGAGCGGCATGCCGCTGCATGCGCTCGGCACGTTCTGGCCCGGCGAGATCTTCGAGATCTCCATAACCGGGTTTCCCGACCTGCCGGACGGCATCTACCGTCAGCGGCTCATGAAGATGAGCGGCGACCAGACCGGCAAGGTCACACTCCTGTTCGACATCTGCGAGGACCCCTGCACCTGACGCATGGGTCCTCTCTATTTTGGAGGTTATGACTCATGGCATCGCATGGCGAGATCAATCCGAGCGGCATCGACCTGCTGCTCGGCACGAGCCTCAACGCTTTGGAGATCGCGAACGGCCTGCTCACCCGCAGGAGCGGCGATGTGTGGATCGATACCGGCGACGGTGGGGGCATACTCGCCGGAGGGAACGCCTCGGACGGCATCAACCGCGTCGACAAGGACGGCACCCAGCTGCCGCTTGTGGACACCAGCGCGATCGACAAGGCCGCCAAGGACGCGCAGCAGAAGGCGGACGCCGCGGCGGCGAAGGCCGACCGGGTGCGTTCCGACTTGCAGGCCGAAGTGGACAAGGTAAGCGCGAAAGCGGATGACCTGAGCAGGACCGGCGACCAGTTGGCCGGCCAGATCACCGACATTAAAGGCACCGTCAACGGGCAGCGGACGCAGCTGACCGAGTTCGGACAGAAGCTCGAAGGCGAGATCACACGCGGCGACACGACCGTGAAGAGCGTGAGCGAGCTGAAGCAGACAGTGACCGGCCTGTCGTCCACTGTGTCGCAGACCACGAAGACCGCTTCGGACGCTTTAAGCAAGGCCACGACTGTCGAGCAGACCGCGAACGGACTGAAGGCCACGATCAGCAAGGATTATCAGACCACGAAGCAGGCCGACGGCAAATACTCCACGAAGACGGAACTGTCGGCGACCGCAGATGGCATTCGGGCCGATCTGACGGAAACATCGAAGACCGCGAATGGAGCCATGGACAAGGCCACGAGCCTGGAATCCACGGCGGACGGTCTGAGCGCCAGGATAAGCGAGACGGCGAAGACGTTGGATTCGACCATCACCACGGTGAATCAGGTCAAGAGCACTGCCGACAGCAACACGAAGATGGTTTCGCAGGTGGCCGATACCGCCGACGGACTGTCGAAGCGCACCAGCAGCCTCGAACAGAATCTGAGCGGTTTCAAAAGCGAGGTGTCGCAAACCTACGTTTCCAGAACCCACTTCGACGGTCTGACCATCGGCGGCACGAACCTGCTCGTCAATTCCGATTTCAGTCAGGGATTGGCGAATTGGGTGCCGGAATTGCAGACGAGCGGCGTGGGCGCCGTGACCGCGGACAAGCTGAGCGGCTTCGATTTTGCGAATACCATGTGCACCATCAACGTCACCGAACCCACTGCCGGCCCGTGCAGGATCTACCAGCTGCGCGACCCGAACCCAATGCGCGACGACATGGTGGACACGGTGAGCTTCTGGGCTAAAGCCAGCGGTGATGCCAGCCTGCTCGTCGGCAGAATGGACGACCAGCATTGGACCAGGATCGGCACGAAATGGAAACGCTACACGCTTACCGTCCAGAAATGGAACGGGTCGGATGCTTTCTGCGTGGCGGTCGGAGCGAATTTCACCGGAACAGTGAAGGTCGCGAAGCTCATGTGGGAGCATTCATCGAAGCCGAGCGCGTGGAGTCCCGCGCCGGAGGACATGCAGCGGGCGGGTGACTATTCCACGAAGTCATACGTCGACCAGACCAGCAAGTCGGTGGCCTTGGGCGTCGTGCAGAATTACAAGGGCGCGGACGGCAGCGGTCTCGCCACGAAATCCGATATCACGGTCGCAAAGGATAGTATCACCAGTACCGTCGCAAGCACTTACGCAACCAAGAGCGGCGTAACGGAGGAGATCTCGTCGAAGATCACCCAGAACAACAACAGTCTGGACGTGAAGTTCGCGACCAAGACCGAGACCCGGACCGCGCAGGACACGGCGAACACAGCCAAGTCCGACGCGTCGTCCGCGCAGTCCCGTGTCGGGGCCCTGGAATCGTGCATCAGCCTCACATCCGATGGCGTGCAGGTCGGCAAGCGGTCGAACGGCGAGTTCACAGGACCGTCCACACTGGTCGGCACCGACGGCATATTCCATGTGAAGAATCGTGATTCGAACGGCATAACCGATGATGTGGTCAAACTCGGCCAGGATGTCCTGGTCGTTAAATCGAAGCTCACTCAGAGCGGCGGCGGCTACATCGACCGACTGACGGTGGGCCCATACGGAGACGACCATTTCGCGATCAGGCTAAGTCCGGCGCTTGCCGCGGGCGCATCGAACTCCTCCGAACCGATCCAGATGTGGCAGACCGGATGGCAGAACTTCACGACTGGTAAGGGATGCGAGGTCTATGGCTATGTGCAGTACGGGTACCGAGGAGGCTGCCTGCGCTTCCGAGGACGTGTCAAGACCACGATCGACGGCGACAACAGCCTCTTCGCCAACCCTGGCGTGCTCAACCTGTGGGTGTCGAGCATGAACCGGAACTTCCTCCTGCCCGCCTACCGGAACAACACGCTCGGATGGACAAACGCATACATACCGGCCAACAGCAGGCAGGTGCGTATCAACGGCGTCTGGGACTGGGTGTCACTCGACCAGCTGAGCATCGCCCAATGAATCCAACTAAAGGAAAAACAAACAAAAAGGAGGCCATCATGGCCAATGACAACGAAACAACTGCGCAGGACGGCGTGCTCGACCTGCGCCCGCCCAAAGGCAGCATCGTATACCAGCTGCTCCGTCTCGGGCTCGCGTTCGACCACAGCGACGCGGACGGGGAGGTGTGGTGCGACTACACGCGCGGTGTGACGGCCGTGTTCAAGGATCGTCAGGCGGGAGAGGTGACCATCTCTGACATGGATGCCAAGGTCGATGCCACGGTCTCGGCCACGGAGCTTGCCGCCGTCACCGAGATCAAGACATGGCGCAGTGATGGTGGTACCAAGGGTTAGGCGTCCTGTTTCCTTGTCTGTTTTGTTGTTCCCGTCGTTTCAGGCGGGTTTTCTCTTTTTCTAGGAGGTTATGTTGACTCAGATTAATTTCGGTTTCGGCCATCCAAGCGCCGATGGCGTCGCGCACTTGGGTGGCGGACTGGTGCATGTGGTGCCGACCGGTCGGTTCGGGAACGGCAGTCGAAGAGGCTCGACCCATGGGGGAGCCGATGCCGCTCGCGTGAATTCCAAATCACGTCAATTTCGACGGGTTTAAAAACCATTGAATCAAGGGAGGAATCGATGTGATCGAATCTTTTCTAGCGGGCGTCGGGGGTGTGGGTGGCGCGTGCGCGCTCATCACGCTCGTCCTTAAAGTCTGGCCGGGCGCGTTGGACGCGTTGGCGACCGGCCTGTATTCGCACGTGCGGCCGGAACGACTGCCCTATGACAGCCCGCTTTCACAGCATTTCGCAAAAACACGGACCTTGGGAGAGCGGACATCGAAAATCGACGACCGCATGGACGAGTTGTGCCGTGACACGATCAAAAACACGATCATCAGCCTGATCTACGGCGACAAGGACACCGACCACAGCGAGGCCGTCAGCTACGAGCTGTCGAAGCTTGAGAAATTGGACGCGCAATGCTGGATCGTCGCCGCCGCCGAAAAATATTTGGAGGACAGGCAATGACGCATCTCATGATCGCAGTCGGCCTATACCTGCTGCTGATCGCGGTGATCCTCGTGTTCAATCATGGCGCGCACAAGATTCAGGCTGGTGGCATCGTGGCTGGCGCTGTCACGACAGACAAGGTGGTGGCCGACGCTGTGACCGCCGACAAATTGGCCGCGAACAGCGTGCAGACGCGGAACATCACCGCTCTTGCAGTCACGACCGACAAGCTTGCGGCCAGCAGCGTGACGACCGCGAAGCTCAACGTCACGGAGGACATGACGGTCGCGCTGCTCAACGCGCACTTGCGTTGATTTTCACATCATTTTTTAAAGCCATCCCACTTCGGGATGGCTTTTCTATTTGCCCCTTGACTTGGGGCGGGAAGGAGAGGATGTGGGCATCCTCAACAAAGGCAACCCGAAACACAAGCGTCCATGTCGGCATATCGGCAGGCCGTTGACCGCGTTGGCTGCGGTGCTGTGCGTCGCCGTCGCGCCGGTCGCCAGCGCGAACATGAACGTCATCGACGTTTCCGGCTGGCAGAGTGCAGACGTGACGCGCGTGGTGGACGCCGACGCGGCCATCGTGAAGATCACGGAGGGTGGCGGCTACGTGAATCCGTCTTGGCGCAGCCAGACCGATTGGGCACGTCAGACCGGCAAGGCTTGCGGCGGCTACCATTACGCGGACGGCGGCAACGTCACCGCCGAAGTGAACCATTATCTCAACCAGTTCGACGGCTATGTAGGCCAGTGCGTGCTCGCGTTGGACTGGGAGTCCAACGGCAACGCAGCTTGGGGCAACGGCGACTGGGTGCGCCAGTGGGTCAACCAGGTGTATTCGCGTACCAAGGTCTGGCCCATCGTGTACGTGCAGGACAGTGCCGTGTATCAGATTCCGTCCGACGTTCGCGCCCATTGCATGCTGTGGAAGGCTCAGTATGCGTCGATGAACGCGACCGGCTGGCAGTCCACTCCGTGGAACGCCGGAAGCAAGGGCGAGGGCATGGTGCAGTATGCGTCCACCGGCTATCTGAACGGTGTCGGCCCGTTGGATTTGAACCTGTTCTTCGGTGAGCGTGACGCTTGGCAGAAGATCGCGAACGGTGATCGCGGCAAGACGAATGCCGAGGTGAGACATGATCCGGTCAGGCCGCAGGTCACTGCCACGCCTGACTACAATGACATGGCCACGAAGGTCATTCGCGGCGTGTACGGCAACGGCAATGAGCGTCGTCAGGCTCTTGGCGGTGCCTATGACCGTGTGATGGCGATAGTTAACCAGCGTTTGGGTGGAGGCTCGACAGTGAGCGCTCCGGCCAACACGAACTGCGGTAGCGTCTGCGTGACCGTCAAGAGTGGTGACACTCTTAGCACCATCGCGGCACGTAATGGCGGTAGCTGGAACCAGTACACGGGTTATCGTTCGGGCAACCCGAACATCATCTACGCTGGTGAGACGGTCTGCCGTCGTGGCACCGGCGTCGCTCGACAGCCGGTCAGCAACACGTACAGCACGCATCGTTACACCGTCCGTTCCGGTGACACGTTGAGTCGTATCGCCGGATACTACAGAGTGAACATGTACAGCATCCACGGGTATCGTTCCGGCAATCCGGCGTTGATCTATCCGGGCGAAACCCTCTACTGGTGATTGGAGTAACTATGGTCGATGAAGTCAAGGAGACTCAGAATGACGGCGAAAAGCCGCAGGAAGAAACTGGCGAGGAAAACAAGTACCTCCTGCCGGACAAAGCGTACAAGGTGCTGAAGTGGTTGGCGCTTATCGCGTTGCCCGCTTTGGCCGTGTTCGTGCATGTGGTAGGCCCCGCATGGAACCTTCCATGCGTTGACCAGATCGTGACCACGTTGAACGCTCTGGCCGTGCTGGTTGGCGCTTTGATCGGCGCCAGCGAGTTGAAGGCCCGGTATTCCGAGTAGAAACCTTTCATTTCTCTAACATGATGTTGGAGAAATGTAAGAATACTATGCCCAACTAGTACGTCCTGTACAAGTTTGCCCCTCTCTCAGCGATTACGCTGGGGGAGGGGCTTTTTGTGTTTCGCACGGTAGAATCATCATCATGACCAAGAAAGAGCATGATGATTTTTGGACGAAGTGGAAGCGCGAGCTCACGAAGGATGTGAAGGCCGACAGGATACACGGCGGTGAGGCTGATTTCAGCCGAATGCATGGCGTGACATTGGACACTCAAAAACTGTATGACATGCTACCGCGAGTCTGAATTGCCCCTCTCTTAGCTTCCGTGCTGTGGGAGGGGCTTTTCTGTGTTTTAGGGCGTCCTATTCTGCAATCGTCTTACAGGTTTCCGCAGTATTGCAACGTTTCCAAGGCGTCCTATTCTGCATCGGGCTTGTTCCTATTCAGCGGTTCGATTGGCTCTATCTCCATCGCCGAAGTCTATTTGCTGGCCCATTTGGTCGTAATAGCGACACTGATACATGTTGCAATGCTTTTCCCTGATGCAATCCACCACAGATTGCACAGCCGCATGTTTTTCAATGTCCAACTGCTGTTCGGTGATGGTTATTTTCTTCGGGAACTCGTCTTCTGGATGCCAGCCGTCGTATCCAGCTCCGTTTATCACCATTCTGGGCGCGTTGAGTACGTACCCATATCGTGCTACGAGTCTCAATGCTTCATCGAATCCTCGGCCGTATCCTTCCTTATACGAAACTACATCAAGCTCATGCGGCATTTACGACACCTTTCTGTTCGATCTGCTTCAAGTCTAATGCGGAGTTCATCGTTTCCATTGCGGCCAACCGTTCCTTCAACCCGGCATGACGGTAGTGTTCGACCATCAGACGGCTGGAATGGCCCACGATTTCCTCGACCAGTCCGACATCCACGCCCATTGACATGAGGATGGTAACGACGGTATGACGGGTTTCGTGACGGCTCCTATGCTCCGCATTGGATACTCCCGCCGCTTCCAACAGTTTGCGGAACTGTTCGATATCCTCTTCCGGTTCGATAGGGGAGCCGTCATCATGACGGAACAGGAGTCCATGCGGGTTCGGTATTTCAGCGGTATCCACCAAGTATGCTTCGAGTGTCTGCGCCAATGCGGGAATGATTGGCACTTTCCTTCCACGCTTCGATTTCGGCGGGGTGAGACACCAGCGGCCTTGCAGTTCGATCATGTCGAAGCCGTCTGGAATACGCCACCTCCATTGCGGACATGCGGCACCACGCTTGTATCCGCACGGGTACACGCCTTTACGGTCTGGTTCGCCGCAACCGTGCTCCTTCTTCAACTCCTCCAGTTTCCAGTTGACGGTGTATTCGCCGTAGGGGATGCCGTTTGCCGTGGTGGTCAGTTCGAGGTCTTGGAGTGAAGCCCCCAAGATTTCGCCGGGGCGCATGCCGGTGCATAGTCTGAACCATTCCCTCGCGCCGTTCCGTATGCCTAGTTCGTTGGCGGCTTGGAGGATGCGTTTGGCTTCATCGTCAGTGAATGCGGTACGCTCGTGGGCTTCGTTCTTGCGTTCGTCGGCAAGACTGATGTCCTTGTCCTTCGGAGTGGGAACGCCACCCATCGGATTCGTGGGAAGAATCCTATCCGCTACGGCGGCGTTGCAAATCTGGTTCAACGTGGTGTGCGTCTGGCGGCGGAGGCTGAGACTGGCCTTCACGTGCATTTTCTTGCCGTCGATGGTCTTCGCGACGGTAAGGCCATTTACGATGCGGTCGCAGACTGCGGCGTTCAGGTTCGACATTTTCTGCGAATGGTATGGGCGTAGATGCTTGCGGACGATGGTTCGATAGTTGGCGAAAGTCTTCGGGTCTGCATCCCTCTGCCGTCGTTCCAACCATTGTTCCGCATATGCGCCCAACGTGACTGACGTGTTGCTGGTGCTGCCGAATTTGGCTCGCTCTTGGAGCAGTTCGGTCAGACGCCGGTTCGCGTCGGCGTACTTCTTGCAGCTGTAGGTCTTCCCGTCGATTTTGAACTCGAAGCTGGGGTAAGCCTTGATTGTGCCATCGGCCAGCTTCTTTTTCCGTTCGACTTTGTATGGGTAGACGATGCCGTTTCTTGCTTTGCGTGCCATGATTACCTCCTTGCTTCCATATTCTCAGACATTCTCAGACTTCCATTTGACCTTCACTTGCGGGTCAAGTGAGGGTCAAGTGAGGTTAAACCGTTGGAATGAAGCCGTTTTGCCCAATCGTTCCAAGGGGTATTCTATCAAACTCTCTAACTGTTAATCGGACGGTCACTGGTTCAAGCCCAGTCGCAGGAGCCATTCGAAAAATCCCCTTGGAAACAAGGGGATTTTTTCATTTTCAACGACTCTTGGCATTTTTGGCCACCCTTCATGTTTATCCGTCGGCGGAAGCCGTGGTTCGTCCAGCCGTCCATGCGTATGATGAATGCACCGGGTCAATCAAACAAAGGAAGGAAGTCCATCATGTGCACTGGCGTTCGTTTCTCCGACGAAGAGGGAAACATGTATTTCGGCCGCAACCTCGACTGGAGCTTCTCATACGGCGAAAGCATCCTGGCCACTCCACGTGGCTACCACTACGACAACGTGTTCGGCGCGAGCGGCAAAGCCACGCCGAACGCGGTGATCGGCGTGGGCGTGGTCATGGCCGACCGTCCGATGTATTTCGACTGCGCCAACGAGCATGGTCTGGCCATCGCGGGATTGAATTTCCCCGGCTACGCGGAGTTCGTGCATGAGCCGGTCGAAGGCACCGACAACGTCGCGACCTTCGAATTCCCGCTGTGGGTGGCACGCAATTTCGATTCCGTCGACGAAGTCGAGAAGGCGTTGAAGAACGTGACCCTCGTCTCCCAGATCGTGCCCGGCCAGCAGGAGTCGCTGCTGCATTGGATCATCGGCGACAGCGAGCGCAGCATCGTCGTCGAACAGATGGCGGACGGCATGCATGTGCACCATGACGACGTAGACGTGCTGACCAACCAGCCGACGTTTGGCTTCCATATGGAGAATCTGCGCAACTACATGTGCGTCGGCAACGAGATGGCCGAGCCGGCCACGTGGGGCAAGGCGTCCCTGTCCGCTTGGGGCGCGGGTGTGAGCATGCATGGCATTCCGGGCGATGTGAGCTCCCCGTCGCGTTTCGTGCGTGTGGCTTATGCCAACACGCATTATCCGCAGCAGGAAGGCGAGGCGGCCAACGTGTCTCGCCTGTTCCACACCCTTGGTTCCGTGCAGATGGTTGACGGCATGGCGAAGATGGGCAACGGCCAGTTCGAACGCACGCTGTTCACCAGCGGATATTCGTCCAAGACCAACAC